AAATTCGTAGCAACATATGTAGTAGCAAAAACATTACTACCGACTTTATTAAACGCCAGTGTATTACCACTACCACCGCCAGCCCTTGATACTTCTGTCTCATAAGCCCAACTATCAGCAGGAGTATTGCTGATAATCCCAGAAGAAGTGACATTATGAGTTATAACAGCATAACTGCCAGTTGAACTAGCACTAAGATAATTTATGGCAACAGTGTTACTATCAACCATACAAAGACGAGGATAATTACCATAGGTCTCATCAAACTCCTCAATATCCAACCGAGTGTTATTAATCATACCATCATAATCAATCCACCAGGTCTCAATATAACCATCATTCGTGGTTGTCTGCGAATAAGCAACCATATAAACATTATCAGTGACAGCTATAAAATCTATCTCAGCAAAATAACTACATATAATATCATATGTACACTGCTGACTATCAATAACACCCTGTTTTATAGTACCATTATTATCCCACACCTGCAAAGTAACCAAAGTTGTTTTAGCACTACCTGTATCATAATAATAAACCACATATTTATCAGTACCAGGAATATGAAGAACACAAGCATTAGAACCATCAGAGCCATCATATTCATATCTACTTATAACCCCTGCATTAATAATATTACCATTATCGCTGTCAACCTGAATGACAGTAGCCCAACCATCACCATCACCACCACCTGTACCATCACCATCACCAGATGCAACAGTAAGATAATATTCACTGTTATTAACACGAACCAAACCCTTTAAACCAACTGTCCTACCCTCAGATTGGTCCCATTCCCATGTTTCAATAACAGCAGCGGGAATCACACCATAAACAGGGTCAACAACAAACTCCTTGCCGACACCTATCTTATTCACACTTTGTATCCTGAACCAGAAAAAGTTGTTTGTAACACCCCTGTCATACCAAACCTTGCCTGATTGTATAAGCGGTTTAATATCTGACCAGTTGAACAATATAGTATAATCCATCGTATTATTAGCAGGTATAGTGAGGGTCCACACATAACCATTTATCTCAGCATACTGCTTCAATGATTTATCACATGCCAGGTCAAAACGATAATACAAAGCCTGCGGTGCACCCGTGGTGTTCAACGTGAGCGTGACCTTATAACTACAATCAATATCGTTCCAATCCAAACCGATTTTTAACAACTCATTTGCATCATACCACGTATTATTATTCGGACTTGCCTGTAGTCGCCATTTCATATTGTCCTTAAGAAACTGTTTAGCATATGTCTTGTTTATCTCCCAATGCGGCATACCACCATAGCTGTTTCCTAGATGCCATATGAATGCAGCAGGGTCAATAAATGGTGGTTGTTCATCACCTAGACTAAGGATATATCCTGTGCCCGCTGATGCCAGTAGTATTGAAACACCGATTCCAATTGCCTTCTTTTTGTTTCGCCTAACCCAATTCATGAGCCGGTCACGGAAAAAAAACAATACTGTGAGCACAACAAAGAAAATTATTGCCAATGCCACAGAAATTATCATATCCATCTGTTTTTACCATCCTATAAACGAATACGCTAGGTTTACAAACGAGTTGTTATGAAGTGTTATAGTCCCTGCCTTGTTCACTATAATCCAGCACATACTATGCTTACCTGCATCAGTACCATCCATTGACACGTCGTTGATTTCAATTAAACTCTCATTTGATACACTTGTTATATTAATGTGATATTCTACTGTGCAGTTCTGTATCGTAAAATTCTTTGTCGTACTGTAAACCGTCAGATTTTGTATAGTCCAGTTGCATATCATATACGGGTCGCTAGTCGTACCGCTACCATATCTCACCCCATGTGCGTAATCAAAATCACTGTCAGATGGGATAACTAAATCATTAAAATCATTAATATACTCTTCTGCACCAATATCGAGGGATATACCATTATATGTTAAACTAACATTTTCTCCATCAACCCAGGTTATACTCCTATCTACTGTTATTGTGTTCGCAGTATAATCAACATCAGTTATCATAAGATTATAATCATTGTTAATACAGATAAGGTCACCACTTATCATCCCATAACCATCTGTAAAATAACTAGCATCATCAAGAGTTATTGTTGTACCTGTACCACCACCAACAGTAAAGGTCAACCAGTCTCCAGCATCTATACAAGGGCTGGTATCATTCAACGAAAAATCATGACCAACAGCATCTCCAAACTCAGGGTCATCCCTTAACTCTCCCGTGGTTTCAGCAAGAGCAACCCAGGCAGCCCAGTTATTATTAGAAGCATCATAATACCACTGATTACCAACAGCACCAGCCTTATCCCAATACATATTATTAACATATACACTGTTTGTCTCAGAAGGAGAATTAGGGTTACTAGCACTATATCTAATCAATGAACTAGGAGCACTTGTATCAAGAGAAAGAAAAATATTATTTTTCACCACTATGTTTTTACTATAAGCTGAAAAGAAAATAAATGCATTACCAAGGCTATAATCATCTGCAACAAAATCATTATTATAAATACTCAAATTCTCATCATAATAACCATAATCTGAGTATGTTAGTATGGAATATTTATACGTATTATATATAGCACTATTTCTAATGATTAATTCATTTATTCCGTCTCCAGGTGCTATCCCAAAATTACCACTATCATTATATGATAAAAAACCATCGATAGTCACATTGCTGATACAACCACCTAGATCAACACCACCAAGAGTGTTATGATGTGACACACAATCTTTCATATATATATTCCCAGAAGGTACAGCTGTTCCTCTTTCCCCATAAAAATCATATCCCTGCTCAGAATTACCATAACTAAGGCAACCTTTAACAAGGAAATTCTGACCATAATGAGTACCTGCACCATCACCACTATGTATAATGATACCATCTGAAGTTGTCACAAGACCACAATTATATGTCGTGCAATTCAATATCCTGCCATTATTTATCGGATTAATAGCAGAACCATAAAAAACAATCCCCCCTGTGTGTATATCATGTACAGTACAATTCTCAACAGTTATATTAGAACACTGGTCAAAATACATCCCATTATCACCATTATAAGATACAGTCACATTAAAAACATAAATATCAGAGTTATTAAAGTTCTCACACCTTATCCCATAACCAGCCTGGTAAATAAAAACCAAGTTCTCTATCCTAACATAAGAAACCTTCTCCACAGCAAGGCTAACACCATAATAAGAGACATTATCACCATCAATAACAGGAGCATCACCACTACCATACGCACCAATAATCATCCAATTACTAACTGTACCTCCCTTCCTAACATACAAATAATGCCAATCAGTAGCAGTCCAAGTATCACCACGCTTAAAAAGAACGTCATCACCAACCTGTATAGTACCATCACCCATAGCAGTAGTCACTTTACCAATGGTCTTCCAAGCATGAGCATCATCACCAGCAAGACCCGTATTACCATCATTACCAGTATTAGAAACATAATAAACAGTGTTAACAGCCCTGACACGCTGAACAAACAATGGTGTGACAAAGATTAACGAAAACAACAATATGAAAAAAACCAGAATAGCGTTAAACCGTGTCCTAACATCAACCATGTATTACTTCCCCTCTTCTCCTCATAAATTTTTTTTAAAAAAAACCTATTTCAAAAACACTTTAAGCTCCGCCTCATCCTCAGGCAGAAAAACATGACAGTCATTATACTTCTGAATCCAGTCGTCGCTGACAGGAAACTTCCACTTAAAAAAATTATACAAAGATATCTTCTTTTTCTCAGTATCTAACAACAAAGATTTTGTGATATAAATAGAAACAACATTATCCCAGTCATATGAGTTGATAAGAATCTCAGATGGTATATATGATGGGAAACATTTGAAACGTGGGTTACAATTCAGGTTAGGGTTGCGCGTATGATCCTTCAGGATTGTATCCTCTGGTCTGAAAAGCTTGTTGATATAATCAAATATCTCTGTCTGGTTTTCGCAGAGTGTAGAAAAATCGTTCAATAGCACAAGGTTTTTTTTGCCTTTGAGCAACTCCTTGTATTTATCCGGCATCCTTATCTTTGGTTCTTTCTGCTTATATATCATGTAATCATATTTTTTTATTGTCTTCTCTTTCAGATACCACATTGGTCTGCCTAGTAGTATTGTGACGCCAGCGTCTATGCCCAGTAGGTATCCTATTATTTTGAGTGGTATGTAGTATTTTGTGAAACGTGGTTTCGACCTGAAAAACTTAAAATCCTTGTTTGGTACTGCTAATTGTATCTTGTTATGTCTAGCCAGTTTCTTCATGTAATAAAAAAATGTTATTGTTGTCAGACCACCGAATAAAACTATGTTGTCGTTTTTTATGTGTCTGAAATATTTTTTGTATTCTTTTTTAGCCGATAAAATGTTTCTCAGGAAACCGTGTTTGTCGTACATGCTCGGTCTTGTTTTTAGGCGTATCACGTTTGCTTCTGAGAAGTTCTCAAAAAAATCGTTTATGGAGTTGTTACTGCCTATGATGGTATCACCTTTTCTAATATGTGGTATGATGTACCGCCAACCCCCACCCCCATCCAGAAAATAATATGTCATTTTTTTTATTCTTCCTGCGTTATACTCCCATCTTCTTTAACCCAGAAACCTTCCACGTTGTTGTTTTTCAGGTTTTTAAAAAGAGCATATTTGACTTCCATCCCGTCATGTCCTATGAAAGATGCTGTGTTACGCCAGACGGGGTGTATCCTTAATCGCTCCCCTTCAACCAATGATATGTTTATTGTGTGTATCTGCTGTGAAAACGGTAAGACTAATATTTCGTTGAACATGTCTTGTACACGTTCTATCATTGTGAGACTCACTGGATACCAACTGAATTTAGTGACAAACTCAACTGGTAAATCCCTGACATGGTTATGTTTCAGGTTATCGAAATCATACTCAGGGATGACACTACCATCAACTAGTGTGGCAATCCAAAAATAACAATGATGAGGAGTGTTGCCCTCCTCACCCATATTTATTTTAGCTTTCGTCATACTGAATATATGCGGTTAAAGCACCAAGTGCCCCGAAAGTAGCATCTGTGTCAACATGTATCTGCAGTGTGAAAAAGTTTGTGCTGCCCGTACTGGTTATCGGGTGGTTATCGTATTGTGTTGCTGTTGTCGGCGCATTTGCTACGCTATCTATGCCTGTATGTCCTGCGTTTAGTTCCTGTCCTGCCCATCCGTTGCTATCGGTTTGTCCAAGTGACTGTTCATAATCCGCTATCTTGAGTCCATAGGTTGTACCGCTTTTCCCTGCTTTCACTGCTCCGCTGCTACCGAGTTTAGTGACCCATCCGGCATAACTAGCTAAGTAGAACTTCCAGTTGTCAAGTGTGTTAGCTGATGCGTTCGCTGTGACCTCTGCGCAATATGTCTTCCAGTAACTATAATTCACACCCGCTGCTGGTATAGGTATCTTATAGCTTGGTGTACTGTTACCATGTGCGTCACTGACTCTAAAGTAGCTTGTCGCTGTACTACCACAGGTAGTATATGTTTGACTACCTGCTGCTCCGTTGAGTTCTTTTACTACTACTGTTGCTGCTGCCATGATTTAACCTCAACTATACTCTGCTAGTGTTACACTCTCAGCTATCCAACCAACTCCACTAGTAACATATCCGTCTTCAGCATTGAAATTCACTGGTAGATTAGTATATGCTGCGTTAGCGAATGTGAACTTCATACTCTTGTTGCCGCTTGTCGTACTTGTGCCTGTGTTGAACACTATAGATGCTTCTGTCGGCGATGCATCCTCACCTGCGCCTGTCATCTCCTCCCAGTCGGTTTTACCACCGCTGCTGAGTATGACATTTACCGTGCCGCTGAGATTCTGTAATCCCTCATAGTAACTATGATACCTTGAGAGACCTATGTTTGGTACGCCAGTTGGGTTGTTGTTTATGGTTATTGTGAAACCGCTTACACCCTCATCGAAACCACCGGCACGTGTAATGGATGCACCTTGGAATGTCTCGAAGGTGTTGCCCCATGCTGTGCTGTCTGTGAGACTGGGATAATTTCCTATCTCGCATGCTACACTCGCTACGCTGACATTAACTGTTGCGTGAAGTCGTCCGCCTGGTGTCACACTGAGATTCCAGCTGTCAACGACACATCCTTTGCAGACATATGTGGCATCGCTCTTAGTATGTACGTAGAAAGTCAATGGTGTTAATAGTCCGCTTGATCTCGTAAGAGCATAATACTGCATACTCTTTGTGAGAGTATTGCACTTTTTTGGGCTGGTGTTTTCTATGCGCTGGATATCATACTCGAAACTCAGTTTATAGTCCTTGAGACCATATGTCGTATCCTGTCCATCGTAGTCGCCAATGGTATAGACTATGCCGGCGTTGTTACTACCTGAGAGGTTCACGTTGCTTACTGCATCACTGGGTGTCTGAAGAGTACCGCTGCTGACTGGAGTACCACGTGTCGATTCCGCTATATACTCTAGTTTCATTCCCGTGTTTTTTGTTGTTATCGTCATCTTATATCACATCACCCTAAGATTAATTCCATATTTTTGTAAACAAAGGTATGTAATATGTCGTACCTGCGCTATCCGCTGTCTCAAGCACCGCGTTACAATTAAGACGGGTGTTAGCTGCTGTTAAAACTTTTTTGTTGCCTACTACTGTTCCCGTACTGGTCGCCGTTGATTTAACAACTCCACTCACATACTTTGTTTTAATATGTGTATAATACAAATCTGTCCCTGGTAAACTCATAAATTTCTTTTTCCTCCTATGTTTTTTAGTTCATTAAAACAACTCATGTAACCATCTTGTGGCTACGTTCATGGTTGTTTATCCTCGAACATAAAAAAACTAATGAACCCTAAAATTTTTTTAGTTCGCTTTCTTACAGACTACTTCAACTACCCGTCTGTAAACATTCGGGTTTTCTGCATCCAGGCTCACTGGAATAGCATGTACCTCGGCTGTATCCCATGTTTTCCCGCTTGCACTCGCATTTGTCCGTATCGTAGTCTCAAAGGTATGTAGAATATTGTTTATGTATGTCGAATGTATGCCTTTTAGCCATTTGTCGTTCACTGGTATTATCAGGTCGCAGTCCACTACAACCTCATGTTCAGTAGTGCTGAAACCAATGTCCATTGTCGCGAGGTAGCTGCGGGGTGGCTTAAACCACATGATGCCCACGTATTTATCGCCGTAGTCGTTTGGTTCTTTCTCTTCGTTGCCCTCATAGCTGAGTAGTTTTACGTACGCTGTTGTCGTACTGTACCTGCTGGCTGCGCCTATCCTGCTGTTGGTGAAAAGCCCTATAAGGTCGTCACGTGGATCAAACATAGTTTTTTAACTCTTTTATTTTTTATACCAGACTGCCACACAGTTACCAGCGGTTGTACCGCCATAGCCCAGGAGATATTCTCTGCATCTTAATGCACATTTACTAGCTGCTCCTGCTGCCATCTCTGTGTTGACCTCTGCTATCGTGCCACTAGCTGATACTAAATACCCGCTATTCCATGCTGTGGATGATATACTAACTGCCATGTTTTATTTTCACACTCCTTTAATTGTACTGTTTTGAAGTTGACCTAGAAGAAGATAATAGTTATCCAGATATGTTGTCGGTGATTTGAGTATAAGACGCCAGTTATTCGTCAGGTCTACCTGACTGATACTTGTACCGCTTTTAAGCCTCATGTATACTAGATGCGCTGCCATGTATGCTGTGAGGTTCTCCAACTGTTTCTTTGTGATATTCCTATGACATGCATAGTACCGTACTATGACATCCTCTGCACTCTCCGGTATAGCACTAGTATTTGATTGTGTCAATGTGAGTATACCATATGTCGAGCTGCTGACTGTCACAACACAGTTTTTTGCCACATATGATGCACTTATCCACTGAGCGGTTACATCGTTGCTGTCCACCACGAAATCATAGTCACTATCCACTATAGGATAGTAGCTTGTCTGAAAAGTCTTGTTAGTACCATCCCAGCTGTCACCAGTATCCGGGTTAGGGTTTACTGTCTCCTCGACATAATGATATAGTTCTTCTTTCACGTGTTCCTGTGCTATCCTGATGATTGATTCCATCTCACGGTCGTTTATCGAAGCCTCGTCGTCAAGCCCTAGTACGTCACGTACAAGTCGTGGTGTCGCCCACATACTAGCTCATCACCTTAAATGATTTCCAGTTTTTATCCTGCCTGTAATGTTGTATCAGTTCAGGGTCATCTGTTTCAAATAACGTGCCTGTGTATTTCTGTTTAAACAACATACTTAATCAACCCCATCCTATTCGTTATCCGTTCAACCCCCTTTTTTTTATAAAAAAAAGAGAAAAAAAAAGAGAGAAAAAAATATCCCTCTTTATGTGTAGAATACACAACCGGCGTTCTCTTGTATGACTTTCGCACCGAGTTTCATCCTGATGCAGAAATCATATTCGCCTGTGTTCCATCGGTCGTATACCTTGATGCCGCCTTCGTTAGCGACTACCATACCCATCCAGTTGTTTCTGTCAACCATGAAACCGACATCATTACCTGATCTGTCGTTAGGTATGTCGGTATCTAGATGGAAGTCTACACCCATGAACCTGGGTATCTTACCCTCTAGTATAGCTGAGTTCTGACTACCATATTGGGCTGCGTTGACGAACTGTGACTCTAAGAACAGGTCGCTGATTAACGCAGGTGGAAGCAGACAATCAGTTGGTGTATACAAATCAGATACAATATATTCTATACCTGTTTTTATCATATCTGTAGTGAGTTGTGTACCCCAGTCAACGGTATTGCCATCACAATACTCTAGTGAGTTACCCGCTGATGTGAAAGTGTAACCAGCATCAATGGGTTTGTTATCAGTAGCACGGTATAGTTGATATGTGAAATATCTCTGTGCATAATAGGCTAATGTCTTACGTATATGCGCCTCAAGTGGTACATTATCGACTTCCTCGAGAGTCTCATATGCGATTGGTGTAGCTGTCCTGTATTCCACAGGGTCGATATACATGGTCTCCATGTCCAGGTCATGTTCATATTCCCCAGTGTGAACATCTGTGACGCCTGTCGCCCACATTGTTGAAGCGTTACTAGTGGATGCTTTTGACACCCAGAACAACTGCCTCTTGTTAGACCTTCTGAGTTGCCCACCTTTCTCTACAACAGCTGTTACCGGGCTGTAATAAAGACCTTCTGCGAGTATCTCGTTAGCCCATGCGCTGATAGGATCAAGTGTCGCGGTGTCAGTCCAGTTTGTCTGAAGGCTGCCACCGAAACTCATCGTCTTCATATCCTTAGTTATGATATGGTTGCTATCATAATCTGCAAAAGAATGAATCGTTTTTGGTACGTATTTTACTTCTGACATGTTTATTCTTTCCTCTGTTTGTTTATGTTTTCTTTTAGTTTTTTCACTGCCGTTAAACCAAACCATTCCCCGCCATTCTCTCCATCTGACATGGTTGTTACCGGTCTGGTTTGCATCTCTGTGAGAGACTTTTTTAGTTCGTCTATCTGCTTCTTTAATGCAACCATCTCTTCGTTTGGTTGCTCTGTTTTTATTGCAACTGTTTCTTTTGGTTCAGTTGGTTTTTGTTCTTCAGCCATAGCTTTTTTCTCCTCTATTTTTTTTGTTTCCATTAATGGTTGTTTATCCTCAACTATTATCTCTTTTTTTGTTTCGGTTTGTGTCATACTATCCGGTATGATTACGTTCACTGTTATCGATGCCTCGTTAGTGTCAACAACAGGTTCTTTGTTTTCAGTTGTTATCGGTATGGTGTCTTCTTTGCCTATGTAGCTGCATTCATCGCCGCCTGCGCCTACATCCACTGTAGCCCCACCTGCTGGTTCGAAATCCACCAGTACAGTCACTTCATCATCGTCTTTTATCTCACGTTTACTGAGGTAACGGTCGTCTTTGCTCACTAGGTGTTTTATCTCGCTGTATCTCATTGGTTTCGCATTCGCCCATACTTCCATGCTCACATTTGTAGGTTTCCCTGCTTTCTGGTTAAGCGCCAAAAAACCCTTCCATGCATCATACAACGCTGTTTTCTCGCCTTCTATCACGTTGGTCACCACATCGTTGTCTTTCATCTGCGTATCAGTGTGTATGCCAACGATCTCTTGTACCATCACCCGCCCGTCGAAGTTACGTCCGTGGTTGAGGTTATGGTACGTCCCATCCCATTGCTTGTATACTTTTTCAAGCTCTGATGCTGGTACGAACTCGCCGTTCATGAAACGGTTGCCCGTGACTAGCACCATAGGATGTTTATCATCATTTGTAGCCTTAAGGTTCTTTATGTTGCCTTTTTCAGTGGTCACGAAACTAGCATTAAGATGTTTCATGACTTTGTTGTCGTTTCTCATCATTACCTCCCTTTTTGTTTTTACCAGTGTCTAAATCTTTTTTGATGTTGCTGTTGCCTGTCTGCGAAATCCTGCAGGCGTTTATGGTTGAACTCGTCCACAAGCAGGCTCTCCCCCTCGCTTTTCTGCCCCTCTATCAGCTCACCTGCTACTGTCTGGTCGTGTGTCTCTTTTTTGAAGTCTTCCCATGCGTTCTTATACCACATACTAGGCTGTTTCACGTTTTTTTCCAGGTAATCCCATAGCACAGGGTTTTCCCTGCATTCCTTACCGAAGCGATATGCTGCGTAGGTGAAAGGGTCTATGTATGCGGTGTCGATATAGGGTATGCTCAGGAAAAACTCCATCGGTACTAGTATCATGTCTTTGTATCGCTCATGTACCTGATGTGATAACGCTGCGCCGTCACCCTGAAAAACATATGGTGATATGTGGTCGGCTGTCTCTTTTGTTATGTTATGTAGTGTTTTTATGAGCGGGTTTTCTGTGTTCTCAAGTGTCTCCCGCAGGGTCTTCGCATGTTGTTTTTTATGCAGGGTGTTGAACAGTCGGAGCATCCATACTACTTTTCTTTTTATAGGGTTAAGGTTATCTATGTTCATTTTTTCTCCAATAATTCTTTAAAAGCGTTTATTATACGCTGTCTGTTAAGACGCGCAGCTGGTCTCAGATATGGTGTGTACCCGTATTTGTTTAGGTCGGGTCGTCCGAACTCTTGTGCCGCTGCATAGTTTTTGCTGCTGCCTATGTATCGTGACATGGGTTTTGATACTGTGTTGATGCTTGCTCGTAGTAATCCGGTGTCTACACGTACGAGTCGTTTGGCATCGTGTTCTATCCACAGGGCGCCTTTATCAAGTGTCTCCTCTACTTGTTCCGCTGGTATCATCTGGTCTAATCGTTGTTTAAGCGGGTTTACGCCTTTTATGTTGATTGTTAGTATTCCTGCCATTTTTTGTGTTCAACCCCGTCATGTTGTTTTTTGTCAGACAGTTTTCACATAGGCTGTATTGGATAGACCAATAATCCTTTCCTTCGATACCACATCTTGTGTGACAGATGCGGCATATCATATTATCTTCCTTGCACCCGCTTTTTGTTGCCAGGGTGTGAGTTGTCCACGTCTATGGTATTTTTGCAGCCATTCCTGTACATCCCGGCGTTCACCCATCTTTCGGGCATGACGCAGCCTGTCCCCTCTTGTGACCTTGTTATGCCCCTCTGCCAGGTGTTCAGGTACGCCACCGGGGCTTATACGCCCGTGTTCCATCCAATAAGGTCGTGCCAATCCCCCATCACCCTCTCATATCTTGAAACATTCCAATGACGGCAAATCCATTATAAACGATTTTATGCTGTTGATTATCTCCAGTTGCCGTTCACGTGCTAGTTTACGCTGTGTTTTAAGGACTGATTGTTCCTGTTCCACCCTTTTCTGATCTGCGCTCAGACGGTTCATACCCTCAACACGTGGGTACTGGAAAGCCCAGTTGCCAGGGTAGAAACGATAGGGTGATGCATCCGGGTTCTGGTTGCAGATGTTTATCATCTCACGGATGTTCTTAAGTGCGTTTTCTTGTGTGATTATCTGTTCTGTGAGCTGGTTCTCACGTATACGCTCGTTTTTGAGTGTGATAACCTTTTTTTCTAGTTCATCCATTTTTTTGCTTTTTTCCAGGTCTAACTCAATTTCTGTTTTGAGTCCTTTCATTATCATGTTTTTTTCGTGTGACATAATTTATCTCGGAAAATTATCATTCCTCTGGTGGTACACCTGTTATGCTGCAACGACAATTAGGATGAATCGGTGGTCTTTCTCCTATCTCCTCAATATTCTTGCCATCGTTGTCCACGCATTCCTCACATGTGCGCTCATCGAAAGCTGTTATCCAAACAATATCCTTATCCTTGAGACCCATCGCCTTGTACCTGTTGTCTGTAGCGGTGTTATATGCGTCTATTATCTCCGTACGTGCTATCGTACGGGCTCGTACGATTCCCATGTTCTGGTTGCCCTCTATGTTACGCCGTATCTCATAGGCTATCCTGTCTACGCCCCATCCTTGTGTTATCCCTTTGCTGCAACTATATGTGATGGCATCATGCATACTAGTATTGCAGTCTTTGATGCGGTTCATGTTAATCTCTTGGATGTTCACAAGCGCCTCATAATCAAGTGGCATCATATCATGCCCTGGTATTACATGGTCGATTTTCATGTCACGATTAGCCTTCTTAATACCCTTCTTATACGCCTGTGTCATGTTACGATCCACGACAGACCTTGCCGGGTTTGTCACCTGTTGGTCTATCTCCACCCGTAGCCATCGGCTGATGTCGTCTATTATACCCATCGTTTTTTTATCCTGCTGTTGTATAACCCGGTGTTGTGGCTCATGCTGACGGACAAGGTCTAGTAGTGGTGGCACTGTTTTTTCTCCGAATTTCTTGTATAGTGTCATTAGTTGTTTCTCATATTGCCGTCTGAGCATCATAGTCCTTGTCGGGTCTATCTGCATAGAAAACCTTTTTATTTCGCTGCGCCTTCTTTTATCAGTCGTTCCCCTAACGCCCGTTGTTTCCTTGCTATAGCCATCTCTTGTCTAGTCGGTTTCCTTGTTGTAACCTCGTTTGGTTCTATTTCATCAGGTGTGGGTTCAGGCTCAGGCTCAGGTTCGATGGGTTCAGGCTCATCTAACATGCCGTCCTCCGGTATGTTAATGTCGTATTCACGGAGCATCTGACGCGCCTCCATGACATCCACTAAACCATAAAGACTATAGAGCTGCCCGATAGTGTTCATAAGAAGCGTCTTGTTGGCTATCTCTGTTTTCTCATCTACAAACAGTGGGTTCCAGTATACCTCATAACGCCAGATGCTTTCGCCTATGAGCAGGTTAAACATCTGATTTATTAATGGACTGATAAAAATGTTTTGTTGCGCCTCAATGCTTTTGTAGTAATCCCCTAGTTCTATTTCGTTGCCTGTGAGCTGCCCTGCTTTCTCTCCTATAAGGAACATCATAGGCATGTCCATAGCCGCTGAAAGATGTATGTAGAAATGATATAGTGCATCATGTGGGCTGGGACTAGCGGGGTTGAGCAGCTGGAATAATGTGTCTTTGAAACCAGCGAAACCAACTTTAAGCTCCCTTTTCTTGATTTGTTCTAGGACTTTGAATGCGTCATCAACCTTTTTCTGGTTGACGTTATCTGATGTGTTTATCGTTGGGAATGGATGTCCAAACATGACTAGGTTGTCGTTTAGGCTTGTGGTGGCATCGTTGTCTGCTTTGATGCTTTTACATGCTACCTCGAGTGGACTTATGCTGAACGGGTTGTCGCCATCATAGTAGAAGCCTATGTGTCCTATCCTGCTGCTGTGTATCATTATGGTCTGTATACCGTTTTTGTATTTCCAGTATTCAACCTCTGTCTTGTTTTTGTTTAGTTGGTAGCCGATTATCTGCGTTGGGTCTATGCATCGTATATCTATTAGTTTACCGTTTAGTGGCTGTTGTGGTTCTTTGCTGCCGGCGCAGATGTATTCTATCCATCCATTACCATAAATCAAAGCGTCTTTTACGGCTTGTGTGAGTTTGCGTTTAACCTGGTTCCGGGTTATGAAATCGTTTAATTGATTTGTGATATTTTCTGGTATGGTCTCTCCATCGATGGGACTGTCTATCTCAAACCAGTTGTATATTAGGTCACGTGATCGTTTGTTCACGCCTTTGAATATGATTTCGTTACCATAGTACGCACGTTTCTTATCCTCTGCTGTGAGGTTTTCTTGAAATGTAAGTCCCCACAACCAGCTTGTCTGATTCCATGTTATGCCACGCATGATATCTGCGCTGCTGCGTACAGTCTCTTTTTGTTCTATGGTTTTGTTGCGTCTGAGAAACTTTGGTATTTCCATCCCCTTTATCCCTTCTTAAAAAAAAATTTTTTAGTTCAATATTTTTTCTTGGAATATATTTATTGTATGTACGTGTCGTTCGTATGGTACGCTTGTTGTGCCGAAGCAGTTGCCGATTGCTGTACATATCTTCATGTTTTTGTTCTCCATGATGATGCCACTGAATTTATCCATGAGGTTTTTTAGTGTAATCGCCCGTTCCGTATAGTTGTCCATTTTTGTTTCTCCGGTACGTATGTGGAATAAAATAAACGTAGGTTTATCATGTGTCCGTTGTGGTCTCGTTCGTATGTGTAGATTGTGTCTCCCTCATGTTGTTTCATACAAGTGTAGGCTATGCTGGTGTTGGCGCAGAGCCATCTGCCATGTTCGTAGTCCCATATCGGCTCGTCATCCATAGTCTCATCCTATTTTGAAGTATGTATCCTGTCGTTTGCCTAGATGTGTGTACAGGGCGTAACGCAGGGCGTCCATAGCATGGTCGTTGAACTTCACTGGTTCATCGAGTACATGCCCGTCCTTGTCCTCTTTGTATTTGTATCCACCTATCTCTTTGAGGGTGTTGATACTATCACGTGTGATATGTAGTGGGTGTCGTTTCACGAAGTCTATCCCGTCTGTAACCTCTTTATCTGACGGCATGCAGACATAGCCTGCGTTGCATATCTCCTCTATGCGTGCTGGTTCTGCACTGTCAGCGTAGATGAGGCTGCCTGGTGGTATTAGGTGTTTAAGCCTGTTTATGAGGTCTTGGTTCGTTAGTTTGGATTCGTAGAGCAACTCACGTACATAGGGTACGGTGTCTTTCATGTTTATTTCTATGAGCGCTGACGGGTTGTTAAAACCAAAATCCAGCCCGTAGAATGTTTCATCTAGGTTGTCTGGTGTGTTGTCAACATGTTTGTAGTTGCTGTATATGATGTTGGTCAGTACACCCCATTCGCCGAGACAATAAATCTTATAATAATTTTGATCCTGATGTATTAAGTCTTCTAGTTGGTCGATGTATTCTTTTGTGAGAAAAGGGTTGTCTTTGTATGTGCTTTGGTGATATGCTATGTCCTCCCGTTTTCCCTCTATTAGTTCCGTGTATATCCAGTTTAGTTTACTTATCGGGTTGCATGTGAGAAACATCTGGTTGATGACTGTGTTGGTGCGTCTGAGCCTGAGATTCAGTTGTCGGAAGTCATCGATGTTTATCTCCGTAGCTTCCTCAATCCATATGTAGTTGAACTCAGCGCTTTTTATTTTCTCTGGCTCATCCAGGCTTTTGAATAATAGTTCCGTACCGTTCTGTAGTGTTATTATCAGCTCTGATTTGTTCAGGTTATGTGGTAGGTTGTATTCCCGTAGCAAATCAGTTATTAGTTTGAAAGCGGTTATCCTCAAGCTAGGCAGGGTTTTTCTTGTTATGAGAAAGCGTTTATTTGGTTCGTTGTACGCCTTGCTCAGTATCCATTGTGCTGTGCTGTAGCTCTTGCTGCTACCCGCTCCGCCTACCAGTAGGTTAATTCTCTTGTTTGTCTGGTTCAGCCATTTTATTAGGTTTGTTACTTTTACTTGTGTCATCTATTAACACGAACTCTATTTTATTGTCTATGTTGCCGGTGTGTTCCATTTTTATCTCTTGCCTGTCACCCCATGCGTCTCTGTTCATATGTGCGAGTAACCATTTAGCTATCTCTGGGTTCTTTTTTGATGCATCCCATAAAACATTGTTTAATTCTAGTTCTACTTCGGCTCGTAGTTCTTTGATTGTCTGTAAAAAAAGTAAAAAATCTGGTTCTCCTTTTTCTCCTCTTTGCATCCAGTTGTGGAGTGTTTGTCTGCTGATTCCTACTGCTTGTGCTGCTGTTTCGAATGTCGCCCCGTTTTTGAGGTTTTTGTATATGACTTTTGCTATTTCGGGTGTTAGTTTACAGTCTGCCATTTTTTATACACTACCGTTCATTATCAGGTCTTTATGTTTTTGTAGCCGTCCGTAGCCGTAGTACCAGTCATAGAACTTTTGTTCGATGTCGTATTCAGAAGGTTGTTTTTTCATAATATGTAACCTTTTTGTTGAAGGTTTTATATATGTTTCAACATTTAGTTTCCGTCAACGCTTTTAGTTAAAAAGGGTTGATATGATGCCGCCGTGAATCAACATAACAAGTGATCTGCCTATATAGGACTTGTATCGTATTGGATTGAAAAAGTTTAATCACGGTTTCGGCATATCAACACGGCGTATTCGTTCACCTAGTTCTTTTATGTGTTTTATGCTGATATGGTCTAGTTTTTTGTTTAGTAGTTCGGTGTTATGTCTTATTTTATCGTCATGTGTTATGTTGTCTTCTGTCATAATGATTGTAATGTGCCCACCATCCATCCCCCTCGTTTGCTCGAGTCGCCTTTAGTTTAATCTATATTCTGAGAACTTGTCCTCATTAATAATATACTAACTGATGGTATTTAAATGTTTCCAATATACTACCAATAGTTATTGTTTTTTTAACTGCAGTTTTTGGATTTCTTTCTTTATCTCGTATTTTTCTTGTTTCCAGTTTGGTCTGCCGTCTGCGTATCTTTTCATGTGTTCTTCGAAGTCTGTTGTGCCTAGCTGGTTTTTGTCTTCTTTTCTTTTTATTATCCATAGACAGTCTTCGCAATAGCATCCTTTTTTTATTTTTGTTTTACATCTGTTGCATCTTCTAATATGTATCCATCCCCCTTATATGTTTTATAAGTAAACTATAAATAACCCTTTAGATAGTTTACCATTGTATCAGTTTCATCTTTTTGTCTTCAATGATCCACGTACCGAACTCATGAAGTTCACCTTCGTTGTATCCGTCTCTGGTTTTGCCTGTCTGATGGAATCCTTCGACACGATAACCACTATGTTGTAGTCCTGGGAATGCTACGAATATGAAGTTTAGACGCCATTCTTTGTTTGTCTTAACATCTCTTAGTATCATCTCATGGTGTTTGTTTTCCAGATACTGTAGGTAGTCGTCCATCTCCTGTTTGTCGTAGAACTCAAGATGTATCTCATCATATTGTGGTTTTGGTCTGTTCATAATTTATTCCACCCCAAATCTCTGGTCTATAATCTCTGTTACATCATATAGCCAATTATATTCCCTATCATGTGTTCTTTCATCTAGTTCCTCTAAATCTTTGATTATTTTTTGTCTGAGGGTTTCGATGTCAGATTCTAAATAGACCTTTGTACCATAATCAATATCAACAGTCGTCATGCAATCTTTATAATAAGTTCCGTCATGTATATCCTTCTGGGTCAATACTCGTGGTTTTTCATCATATAGTCCTTTAGTGGTCATACCAACAACAGGAACGATATTCCATTCAATATCTGGGTCGTGTCCAATATCTGTTGTCGCATTTGGTTCTAATAATTTGCCTTTTAAACTCCAATCGTCTGAGGTCATTTCTCATCCTCCAAATTAAAGAAGTGTTTTAATAATTCAATTTTACCATATATCTTAAAAATAGCATTTTCATGTCGTAAATCTTTGATATCCCGTTTACACCAATCATATAATTCTTCCTTTGAATTAGAACAACAATAATTAGTCATATCTTCTATTTGTTTTGCTAAATCTTTTTGAAAAAGATTTATCCATTCCCTCGCAGCATCACGCAAATCGTCAACCACTTCCGATGCCTCATCAGATATATATGACATTTTTGATGTGTCATAAATATCTTTCAATGTCTTCAATTTATTTACCTTGCCCATATCAGAACACCACCCAATATATAACTACCATAACAGTAACAACACCCACATATATGCCGTACCGCCCCAACGTATACCGCCTGTCGTTCCCCCAACGAGGCAGATACTTGTTCTCAAAAAAAGAGTACACTATGTTCACTACCCCCACAATCACAACCATATACACCAAACTTAACAAAGTGTAGGGGTAAATCAACAACGCAAACAACAAGAATGTAAGCCCTGATCCCAGACCACCTGCGAGCAGGTTAGCGGGGCTGGCGCTCATACTCAACCCATGTATGTTTATCTGCCCATATAGTGTGCCTGAGCCCATTATATGCCATAGCTCATGCCACAGGAAACCTGTTATCCATAGGAACAGAAATATTAGCGGATAAGTTATGTATTCAAGCGTATACATTATTTAATCACCTTCTTTTTTGTTTTCTTTTTAGGTCTAAGAAAATCATAACTATTCGGATTAGCACCACAACAAGGACACGCAACCGTAGGCATACCATCCCTAGCATCCATCTCGCCCATCGGCACATGCTCACCAACAGCCCACAACCCAAAACCATTGCACGTCTTACATTTCTTCTTAATCATCCTTATTTTTCCTCCTTTTTGAAACTTGGCGCATAATCCAACAAAAACCAATTAAGCTGCCTACGATAAAAAATATTTAATTTAACAACATACTTATCCTTTATCCTATCATAGTCTTGTTCACTGAGACTATGCTTATTAACAAAAGCCATCCCTGTACCACCATACCTCTCTTTGATATCCTCCCAGGTAGTCGGCGGCGTACTGTTTTTGTACATCTCATTCACACAAGATTCAAAAATCTTCAATGCTTCCGTGTCGTTCATCGTTTCATCTCCCTCCGAGCAACAACCCAAATCCAAAACCACATCAGACAACACCCCAGAATAAAACCAGATATGACCAACAAATCACTACAAACTGACATAATCAACTCCCCTGTGATTTAAAATTTTCATTTCTCGTTCTATTTCTTGTTTGCGTTTTTTATCAATTTCAGATGTCCAACGACCAGATGTTTTATTGCATATCTCTAAAAATTCCATAGTTAATTCTGCTTGTCTTTTTTTATTTTTAAGATGAGGTAATATTTTAGGTAAAACATATCTCATTCCATTATGATGTGTTCGCCAAAGCCATTGCTTTTTTTTACGGGTTTTATGAAATATATTGCCATTAAATTTTACTTCAGTAATTTTTCCATAGCCCGTACATTCGAGAATCCAATCTAATATTCCTTTATTTATACTACTTACTCCTAAAGAAATATTATGATGCCCGTCTTTGCTTTTAGTTAAACTAATACAGCCATCCGCATCAATATAACCCGCTAAATAACTCCATTCTAATTCATTCATAAAATACCTCATAATGAAACATGAACATCACCACGATTCGGGATTATCACAAGTTTAATCACACCAATATCAGTCGGCGGGAGCATCCATTTCTCAACATACGAACTAGTATCCTCCGTGTAACCCCGCATAAAACTACCTGTGACACCCAACACCTTCTTCTTCTGTTTGATATGCACCTTGTTATCACCATATAACTGCGTCTTAATCTCAGATGCCTTGATGTGCGCATGTGCTATAAGATAAATATCGGCGTTAACATACCCTATCAGATCCTCTAACCAATTTATTTTATTGCCACCTTTACGTCCACCTACACGACCATGCATACTAAATATGTCAAAGGCGTTCTTCTCGTTGCTCCCCTCACGGGCAAACGTAAGACGTATCAACGCAGAGTCTTCTAAGAGTTTCACACCCAACTCCTTCTCAAACTCATGCATCACATCAAAATGGTAGTTCAGCCGGATTTTTTCTTCATGATTACCCCTGTGCATCCCCAGACACTTGTCTCTGATTGGTCTTAGAATATTTATCGCATCATATACCTGCATCGGCACACAATTACTCAAATCCTGCAGATACTTAGTTTCAATCGTAGCCGGGTCAAACCGTTTATCCGTATAATTTATGCAGTCCACATAATCACCCATCCCTATCCAATAACAATTCGGCTTATCCTTTATCCATTGCACCATATCCTTTAACTTCTGCCGTTCACACCCCTTGTTGCCGATATGTGAATCGCCTAAGGGTACTATGCTGAACTCATCCAACCTGCTTTTATACGGTATCTTCACCCATTCTGTCTTCATTTATCTACTCCCATCCTTTTCACCGGTCCATCATAACAATCCGGTCAATCAAATCAGACGTACTCTTATCCACCATTATTTTCTGTTTATGTTCACCCCTGCTGTCAGACCAACGCCGGACATAATCCCTGAAAACCACCAGCTCACACGCAACCTCATGAGGGACACCATAAAAAAACACGTCATAGTTATCCCCGTTGGTCGCCTTCATCTTCATCTTCATTTTTTGTTCTCACCATCCCCATCTATTATTCTTTCAACATGCACCATGCGGATACATCGTTTACACCAATAACACCTGTACCCGCCTGTCGAACGGAAAACATCACATTCACTATTGCACTTCGGACAGTTCACTCGAAATTCCTCCACAGACTGTATATCTGCCGTATCTCCTCCATAAAAATATAATACAATTGTTCGCTCTCGATATTCTTCAAATCGATTTCAGTTTTGGATTCATTGGTTTGTATCTGCATATCATCTCACCAATATCGTTCATGTCTGAATATTTTGGAGTGCAACCAATCCTTGAATAATTCCCACGTGGTTGGTTTATATTGTTCAAAATTCGCAGTGACTTGTATGGGTCCTCCTTTAGTTGCTGACCAACACATGGATGTCGGGCGCATATGTTTGAGAAACCATTCCTCGCCTTGTTTTATTTCAAATTCCCACTCTATTTTTATTGTATCTTTATCTGTTGTTGGAATTTGAAAAGTTACTGGCGTACGTTCATTAAATATATCTAATATTTTTTCTTTCATTTATCATCACCACCCTCGATAATCATATTTATTTCTCCTTTTTTTGTTTACAATAATCAATAAAACTTGTTACACTCATATTCTGGATACTATTATTCTCCAGTTGACTTTTAATCCAGAACCGGTCTTGCTGTGTCGGGTTGTTGATGTCTCGTCCCTGTTGTTTAAAAGTGTCTAAAAGTGTGTTACAAATATCGTTGTTTTGAGTTACTTGTGACATAAGTTGTGTTACTTTTATACGCTTATTTGTAACACAATTCTCCAACTCCTGTATCTCCTCCTGTAACTTTCTGATCTGATTCTCACGCTGATGATAATAAAAATCCAACAAGATTTTGCTGAAACTCAACCCGTTTTCCTTGAAGTAATCCCGCACATAACGGGGTACACGTATAGAAAAAACAACTGTATCATTGTTATTGTATTGTATTGTATTGTTATAATGTAACGTGTTACGTAACGTGTTACAATTAGTAGTAGTACACTCTTTTTTCATCCAAAGACCTCCAGTCGTTGCGGTACGTTCGTAAGGCGTTTGTTCGCTATCTTACAATACTCAGGGTTCAACTCAAAACCAATATAATGACGATTCATCCTCTTGCAAGATAACGCTGTCGTCCCGCTTCCGATGAACGGGTCAAGAACAACCTGATTTTCTTTTGTAACGAGTTTTATGAGGTATTCCATGAGGTAAGAGGGTTTGACAGTGGGATGGAAATTGTTTCTTTTGTTTTCTGCACCACGATTACGAGGGTTGGTTCCCCCAGGGGAACCAACTATACGACTTTCATCCATGTATCTTCCATCGTTTGTGTCGCATCCCATGTCACGTTCACTCTTTGAGCTTTTCGCACAATAAAAAAACCGTGAGGCAGAATGATTATTTCCATCTTCTTCTGTATAGATTTTTCCAGGTTGACCAATATGAAACATTCCGTCTCTATGTGTTGTTTTTTTAATACTTCCACAAGGTTGTCCTGTTTCTGGGAATAACTCTACAACCTCTGGGCTTCCATCGTGTATGAGGTTCGCAGGAAAACGACCAAGAGGTTGTTGATATTTCCCCTCTTGCCTTTTAAGTCCAAGTTCCAAAACTTTTCCGTCTGTGTTGTAATCCCCTTTTGAATATGCACCACCATTCAGATTCTCTTTTGTTGTTATTCTGCATCCATCGATATTCAACCCACCAACACCCCACCGCAAAACATTCTCCGCTACCGTCCCTTCAGACAACGGCTTACGAGCCAACACAACTGGCTCATGCGCGGGCTTAAGAGCAGTACCCCAACCCTCCCAATCGGAAGTGCCTTTGGTTAAATCCATCACTGTTTTATTTTTGTGTTCATTCCACCCAGAGTTTTGTCCCATAGCCGTTGAGCCTGCCCTAAGTTCTCCAATAACCTCTCTCTCATTCCCTTGTAACTTATCAATCGCTTTTCCTATGTTGAGGCTTTTCGGAAACCCTGACCCGTATATCCAGTTAATCATATCCCGTATCTCGAACCCCGCGTCCTCGATAGCACACGCCATTCTATGATATGTCCTAGAGCCACCAAAACTAAGCAAGTGACCGCCTGGTTTCAGGACACGCAAAACCCCAACCCACAATCCGACATTATAGGAGATTCCTGTCGCATCCCATTTCTTACCCATGAACCCAAGCTCATACGGAGGGTCAGTGACAACAGCATCAACACTGTTTTCTTCAATCTGTTTTATCCCCTCCAGGCAATCCATACAATAGATTTTATCGAGTTCAAGCACTACAACCCCTCCACCGAACGCTTGCCCGTATGTGTCTGCCTGTACCCTGTGGTTTTTCTGTGGCTGAACCTGTTGAAGCCTGTGTTTTCTATTATGTATCCGCAGTGTGGGCACATGTAGAAGTGGTGTGTATCCGGCTCTGTCGGCACAAAACTTGTTTTACATCTTGGGCAGTATATCTCGCTCATGTTGCATCCTCATCCAATGGTCTATTCCATCCCAGTCTTTGTCCTCCAAACTTATTCCACACATGGGGAATAGTTGTTCTGCGTTACGTACTCCTATTTTTTCCATAGTTTCCTCCACAAAAATTTTTGTATTGTGTTTTGTTTTCTTTTATGAACTCGTCTGCGATTTCTAAAAAATCCTTTTTTTCAAGGTCAACTCGGATATGATCCTCAAAAAAATTAAGTTTCACAAGGGTCACACTCCCGTTGTGTATACATGAGTTTGCTCATGTACATGACTAAAATTATATAATAAAGGCGAGATAAATTGTTAACAGATATATATTTGACATGTGTCATGTACACATAGATGAGATGTCTTATATATTTTTTCCTTTTGTTTTGTTTAAATGTTAAATGTTTTTCCGTTTTTATGCAAACTGTATATAAATAACTCGCATTTTGGTGGAATGTTTCCGTTGTTGTTTTCTCTTGCTGTAACTTAGTCATGATTTTTTCCTTTATGTTTTACCTTAACTGTACTATAAGAGAATGTAATGTTGTTCCTTCTTCCTTCTCGCAGTTTGCATGTTCAAGAATATCTATAAGCAAATCATATTCATTTTTCGTTAATGTAACTTCAATATGTTTCATTTTACTTTCACCATTACCTTACAACCTTCTTATTATAACGCCTAGTCCAACGATAACGATCACCACTAAAACAACTACGACAATACGTACCAGTACACGGACTACCACACAACAAACAACGATCCGTCTTAAAATCAGCTCCTTTCTTAGTCATATAATCATTCCCTCCAACGATAATAAAAAGCCCGGTTGTTCCTATGCGCAATAAACAAGTCACCCAACCCCACACCAATGCGGCAGAAATCCCTGATATTATACGAAGACCAACGGTCTGTGTTGAACTTGTTCCGCTGCAGATGGTCGTTGTTGTTTGTCTTAAGATGGAAATAACGAGTCCGAAAACCATCTATATCATTTTTTGTGCAGTAGTCTTTGAACTCGTTATACCGCCTCATCATCTCCTCTGACATCATGTTTATCGTCCCCTTCACCCTCCACAGTGTGAGACCAACCAACTATTTTTTATTTGAAATTAATCCAGCTATCCCCCAACTTATCAACATAAAACCAATGGATATACACATTCCCCCTAGACTATCGGCATAAAAATTTATTATTATCATCGGTATATTCATACAACCTGCAAAAAAAGCTATTAATGCATACATTTTTTTATTCATGTTTTTTCTTCTCCTTTTCTTATTGTTTTTTCATACCATATGATTCTATGAAACTGGATGCCTCCTCAAATGTCAAATCATCTAATGTTTGCCGTGTGACAGTGAGTTTATCAGCTAATTCTTCATTACCGTTATTGCCCCAAATGATTGCAAACACCGCTTTCTTTTGCCGGTCTGTCGCCGAGCCCGTTTCTTTGGACTTCGTGCCTTGGCGGGGCATTCCCGGCGTTCCTGACGCGTCCATGTTCTTGTATATGTCGTCCATTATCATGTTCTTTATGCCGTAGGCGTCTTCCATCGCCTCTGCTTTGTCTTTGTAGAAACCAGCGTTTGTGAATGCTGCGACTAGTTCACAGCTGTTTTTCCAGCTGCTTTGTCGTGCTATTCTCACGTCTTTTTTTTCCCAAAATTCATTATCAAGTTCTCGTTGCATAAATTATTTTTCACCACCTATTTTTACAAAACAGACACGAAGACCCTGTCTCCGCGCCCATTTAACAAAACGGTTACAGTTAACATAATGAGAAAAAGGCAGGGGTTTGGGAGGTATATGACCAAAAATACGATGGATGCCCTTTTTTTTCCCCTGCCCGATGGGATTACAAAATAAGCGTGAAAAAAAATTTGTGGAGGTGCGGAAAAAAAACACTGGATGTGAATCAAAATGTTTTGTTGAAGCCCGCACCCCCCATTGTTTGTTCTGTAACATGTTACAGAACAAACAATGGGG